GAGCATACTTAACCGTGCTGGACGGATTATTACGGAGGTACTTTGTCGTGCCTAAACGTCTCTGTCCCATCTGCCGTACCTTCCATGAGAGAGGGGAGGGGTGTAAGTGAGAACTCTACTAGACTCAAGGGGCTCGTTACACTGTCAGAACATTTGTTTGTGGCATGATGGAACGCTGCGACCTGTACGGGGGCACCGAGGTAGCTGTACTTGGCGATATGATGGACAGTTCTTTATTCATGGTGGCCTCAGCCTTCTAGAGCAGACCCTTTCCAAGCGTGAGGCCACAGATGACTAACATCTTCTACTGTACCGTTCATGAGCAGCAGTTCACTTTCGGTAGGTGTTTGTATTGTGGGGGTGGGAATGGGTAAGCTCACCCCTAAAGAAGCAAAGATTGTAAAGGCTAAGGTCGAGGGTACAATTAGCGGTGTGCCGCAGAGGCGGTGGGCTAAGGAGATATATCCGAATATGACTCAAGCCTCCGCTGAAGTAGAAGTATCTAAGAACCTAAATAAGCCTAATGTGCAAGAGGCTTTACAGATAGCACTAGAGAAACATGGCCTGACAGCAGACCGGATTATGGGTGTAGTTTCCGATGGTATGAACGCTACAAAAGTGCATATTGTCCGCGACCCAATGGGCGGTGAAGAAAGTGCGTTTGCGGAAGAAACGCCAGACCATTCTATCCGGTTAAAGGCAGCGGGTATGGCGGCTAATTTTATGGGGTTGAACAGGGATAAAACACCCACAGTGAACATCAACTTCAATCAGCATGCTCAAGAACAGAAAGAAAAATACGGCTTGTAATGTTGATACCCAAATACGAGAAGTATCACAGGCTCATCGAAGAGAACTTTGATGTCATAAACAAGCAAGGTACTCAAGTGCCTTTTCTTCTCAATAAGCCGCAAAAACTTCTAATAGAACAAGCAACGGGTAATGACATTATTTTGAAGGCCCGTCAGGAGGGGTTTAGCACAGAGATATCCGCTATATTCACTGGCGACTTTCTGTTAGTCGAGAACGCGCTATCGGTAGTTATCGCCGATGTATCGGATAATGCAATGGGATTGTTGGAAAAACCCAAGTTCTTCATCAGGAGCTATGAAGAAAAGAATGATGTCAAGATTCCTCTCAAATACAACTCTAAGTACGAGCTATACAACGAAGCACTAAACTCTCGCTACCTAATTGGAACGGCCGAGAACGCCGACTTTGGCCGTTCTAGAACCATTCGCAATCTGCACATGTCAGAGGCGGCATTTTATAAATACTTACTCAAAATGATGGCGTCTGCACGCCAGGCGCTAGTAGAGGACGGTAAGTTCTTCATAGAGACTACCGCTAACGGGTTCAATGAGTTTAAACAGGTTTGGGATGCAGCAGTACTTGGAGAGAACGGACTCAATCCTTTGTTCTTTCCTGCGTCATTATTGTACGACCCTGAGTTTCTCGCTCGTAAACGCAAGGAACTTGGCCGTTTGTATATGCAGGAGTACCCGGAGACCCCCGAGGAAGCGTTCATTACATCTGGTGATACCTACTTCGATCAGGATGCAATGCGGCATTACCTGGAGAACTGTAGGGAGCCGTTGAAGGAATTATCTCGTGCGTGATAATAAAACACAGTTTTCGGGTGGACAGGGTGTCACAAATCGCGGCGTTATACAAAACACACTGACCATGGATGGTATAAATGAGCTTTCGTAAGTATCGACGGTACCAGAAAGGCGAGTTCTTCGTTGTGTTCGCAGACACAGCATGGGGCGGTGTTGACTACTGCGCTGCTCAGTTCTTGTCAAAAACAAGTCTCGACGTACCTGTCGTCTATCACAACAAGGGCTTGGCAACCGAGATGACCCCTTTGTTACATACTGAACTGGAATGTATTTATGACGAGACAGGAGGCGTTAAGCCTGTCATCGCTTACGAGACAAACAACGGAGGTACGGCCGAACTAGAACGTCTAGCGACTCTCAATAGGAACGGAAAGTACATTATTTATCAACAGAAGTTAAACATCGGAACCACGGATACTGTAGAGCGCTCCGTGAGGCTTGGTTATACGACAAGTTCGGCTACTAGGCCCGTCATGTTACAGATGCTCAAAGAGGCTATAGATAGTCGGGTGCTGAAGATTTATGACAAGCCAACTGTAAATGAAATGTTCTCGTTTATCATCAGCCAAACATCATCAAGTTGGAAGGCTCAGGCCGAGCAAGGCGCACACGATGACCTAATCATGGCGCTCGCAGGTGCATGGCAGCTCTACCAGACAGAGAATCCTGCCACCAAACCCATAAGGACCCGCGAGCGCAGGCCGCGTGCTAAATTACATTTGTAGGAGAGAATATGGCAAATATTGATTTATCTACTCCAAGACTCGACATTACGAGCTGGAAACAAAAAGGCCAGGAGTTGCACGACGCAATTATTAAAGAGTGCAAAGGCTTGTCCGAGTCACTTTTGTTCATGCCGATGCCGGCAATACTCGATATGACCCAAATACAGTATGACGACCTCATGGCATTATCCAAGCTCCCCAACATGTACCACACCGATGATCGGATGTTCATCACCCCATATAACATCATGGAGGTGAGAGTGCAGGGCCGTACAAAGTCTACGTTTATAGAGACCATGCAGTTCACCGAAAAAGAGTTTGTTAAATGGGAAAAAGAACACGCTGAAGAAATCAAAAAGGAGGAGTCACATGGCTGAGGACAAACCAAAACACACTAAGATCACCAAATACGAAGTTCAGGGGGATGGAACTATCAAGGCTATTACCGAATCATACTTCGACAATCTCGCCAGCCGCAAAGAAGATGTTATCCAGAACGTAAAGACCGACCACAACACATTTTTATCTGATGTCATAGCCTGCCTCGATGTCATTACCAAGCACCAAACCCGCCACCTACAGCTTAATATTAGCGTAGACGAATGGCATAAACCCTCCCTGATAGTCAAACAATACACGATTAGAAAAGAAGATTTTAAGCGACGCTAGTTTTATGGTATAATCCAGTCATTAGGTAGCCAGCGCAACGTCGACCCTGCCGGGAGTCACATGCGTTGGCCTTTCTCTCAAAAGAAAAAGAAATCTATGACCTGTACAATCAGGCCAAAGAAGATTCAAAAGTATGGCGCAAAGACTACCACGAGTACGAACGTCTCGCCGAAAATGGTCTACTTGAAGACCTAGACCCCGACCTGCCGGAAACCAATGACGGCTCTCTAGCCGCCTCTCTTTATAAACTACCAAAACGTATTATCAACTCGGCCAAAAAAGGCCACGCTACTGCATTGGATGTTGAAGATGCTTGGATTACCGAGCTGGCGAACATGCAATGGGAAAAACACATCATCCCAAACGCGAATAGCCAGGCACCGTTTCACCGCAAGTGGAAAGACGCTGTACGCAAGGCTGCGATCTATGGTTCCGTCCCCCTTATAACGCTGTTCGTAGAGCGCGGTGAGTATATTGGTGCTGATTTCATCGTGGCCCAGCCCCAGGATGTGAAACTGGAGCCTGGCAAGGTCTCGGATTACGACTCAGATGTCATGTTTTGGGATGTTTATTATACCCAGCAGCAAGTCAAAAACCTGATCGAACGCGCCGAAAAAGAAAACGCTGAGGCGACCGAAGAAATAGAAGCGGCCAAAGCTGAAGGCCGTGAACCCGACGACTCATATAACAGGTGGTTTATAGACGAACTAAAGGAGATTCTTAAAGCCAAGCAGGAAGAAGAGTCACGCGAAGCGGATGAGGATTACCGGCACGATGATAGCGATTCAGTTCGCCAAAAGGGCGTCAAATTCTGCATCGTATTCCAAAGAGGCGTAGATGCTCCGTTTTACATGTACCATCCGGCGACTAAAAAGAAGGTACGGGAATGGACAAACCCTGACCCAACGGGAGATGTTCCTGTCCATTTCCTGTACTGCTACCAAGACTTTATTAACCCTTACGGCGTTGGGATCGTCAAGCTCGCAGGCGGTACCCAGAACGTACTCGATTACATGCGACAAGCTGATGTGCTCGCTACTCAGCTTGGCTTCAGGCCGCCTGTATCTATATCGGGTGATACATCTGAAACGGACTTAGATTCTATCGTGTATGCCCAAGACGCTCAGTGGATTCTCGGCAACGCCAAGGTCGAACGTGAACAGATCGAGTCCCAGATATACATGTCATTGCCTGACCGCATCTCAATGTACAAAACATCCCTAAACCAGCTTATCCCCACCGGCGATACGTCTATCTCCTCGGCAGCTGGAGACCCTAACTACTCCAAGACACATGCAGGCGTGGAGTTCCAAAAAGCCAACCTATCCATCGACGACGAGGACTTCAAGGATAACGTCGACATGACATACGAGGCCGTAGCAAAGTCCATGATTAACACTCACTTTGCCAATATGCAGGGCACAGACATCATGCGGCTGGCAGATGACGAGATAAAAATACTCGTTAAGGCAGGCCTTGATTTCCCTGTGGACGAGATGAGCCAGCCGTTGACCCATGAATTAGAAGTTATCTGGGACGAAGCCCGAGCGACATTCAACTTCGAGATGGACGCTGAGAGCGACCAGGCCAAAGATGAAGAACAGCGCCTTGAAGCTTTGCTTAAGATCGCCGAGCTACGCACTACCGACCCGACCATCGACCAGGCGTTGATGTCGGGTGGCAAGAAACTTAACGTCGGTGAATTATTCAGTGAGATCATCTCTCTTACCACTAAAAACGACAAGATTCTAGAAGACATCTCACCCGAAGACCAGCAGAACATGGAGGCTGAACAGGCGGCCGCACAAGGAATTGGCTCTGAAACCGGGCAGCCGCTCCAGTCGGAAGCTACAGAGCCAGAAATGGAGCAGCCAATGGAGTCTGAGATAGACCCCGAAGCCGAACAAGAGGCCGTAGACATCGAGGCGATCATGCAGGAGTACGAGATCGACGAAAGCCACGCCCGAGCCATGCTTGAGGCTGAAAAAGCCGGATTTGACCCTGAAGAAATTAAGTTAGCGCTCGCCAAGCGGATGACTATGGAAGAAGCGGAGCAACTAGGTGTCGCGTGACGACTCAATCCTTTATACAGGCGTAACAAGCGTCAGCGCAGAGCGTGAACCAACCCCACGTGAAGTGCAGAGCGAGGCCAAAGAGAAAGCCCGCCTGAAACTAAAGCCCGCCGCAGAGCTTATCTTAGCCGAGATTGCCAACGAGAAGGCGAGCGTTACCGATATTCGCACGTTTGTACTAGACCGCACCTCCACTGGACAGGAAGTAAACACCGAGCTTTTGGCACGAAAGCTCTATCTAGGCTACCTCAATGGACTCGAAGCAAAGATCAAGAACGCTATCCGTACCAAAGAGCCTAAAAAGCGGAAGGACTCGGACGATGAGTAGTTACGACGAGTTTAGATCAGAAGTTAAGGCCGAGCAGTCCGATCTCTCTTATGAGGAAATCCGTAAACAGATGGAGAAGCAATCGGATGCGATAGCCGAACTCGATAATTTACCGCCTCAAAAGCACCTGTGGACTAACCGCGGCGAAAAGTTCACCTGCGAGAACGCAGGCCATCCATACCACGAAGCATGGAAAAGGAGGAAGGCAGTCATTTAGCGGAGGTGTACGTGTGGTGTGGTTTTTCCTCAAGACCATGCCACAGGTCTACCTCCAGACCGAAGATCGTAACTAATAACAGAGGGTCGCGCCCTTACTAGCAGAGAAGGAGAGTGTCATGCCGAAAGCAGACAACACCGCCGAAGATACTTCCGTATCCCAGGACACTACCGAAACTAAAGAAGCGGTAGATACATCAACTAACGAGGAAACTCAGGACACAGAAGCCCTCGACGATCTAGAAAATGACGACACATCATTTGACGACGCCGAAGACGATGAAACAGAAGAGTCCGACGACAGTAAATCCGAGAACCAGGACACCGAACCTACTGAGTCAGAGGAAGAATCCGAAGGAGATGAGCGGCAAGAGGAAGTCGCAGACCAGGAGCCCGAGAGGGGACAACCTTCAGAGGAAGACATAAAACGGCATAACCAAGAGATGGCCGCCC